CACGGGCCGGGAAGGCATTTGCCCCCGGCGGCCCGTGATACGGTGTTTGTTGTTAAAGAGTAAGTGAGACGACTATTTAACAGGCCGGGGGCATTTTTTTGTGCCCTCCCCCGAAGGGCGGTGCGGATCAGTCCATGCGGTAAGGTTCCAAGTCAATACTTTCCCGGGCATTCCATCCGTCAAGCTGCGCCTGTTGGATATGTTCGGAGAAAGCGCGATAGAACGCCTCGATGTCAGCCGGATTCTCAAACCGGCGGTAGACCGGCTTGTCATCGGTGCCGAACTTGAAGACCACTGACACGCTGTTTCCTATCCGGCTTTGGATATAGGCGCGCTCATAATTGGCCTGGTTCTCGGTGGAGAGCCAAACCGGGACACCCTCGTAAGAGAAGCCGGATACGATCTTCTCCCGGGTGGCATCGCTGATCCAGCCCTCGATTAGAGCCTTGATCTCATCGACCGCAGGTTTATGATCGAATTCTTCTTCCATGTAGGAAGTGGTGCCGGATTCATCGGCCGATACGTCCCAGCGGACACGCCATTTGTTTTTGACCGGGTTTGTACACTCCAGGAGTGCTACATCGGGATTGCCTTGGACTCGTTTCATTTTAAGTAAAGACGTATTTTGTTTTACCCTTGCCGAAGGTTTCAGCCTTTATGGTGGTTTCAAAGGGGAAGCCGTCGGGCATTTCTTTCACTTGTAGGAGGATGTTTTTCATCTCCTCACTGTTGGTGAAAAACTTTTTCTGCTCACCGTTTTGCTCGATGGCCACCACGCAACGGTCATCCCCCTGCGAGGTCTTTACGCCCATCTCGAAGTCGCGGATTACGATGGGAAGGTTCACCAGTTCCCGTATGCTTACCACTGCACCGGGGAATCGCTTTTTGCCGTCATCGGGCTTGTAAGCGACATTAAGGTCTTTGAATGATCTCATTTCTGTGCCTGTTAATTTATTAAAGAGGTTATTACACTGTGCGTGCTTGGCCATCCCGTAGAACGAGGCTGTAAGCACGCTTCTTCGTTTCCGGCTCCTGACATCGCCCATCTTTCGGGCGAACTTCTGCTTTATGCGCTTGCGGATGAGCGCATGGGTGGGGTAGATGACATAACCCAGGAAGTCGATGCCTTCAGTAACCGGGAACACCCTCTCGTTGGCTTTAATCTTCAGACCGATACTTTCAACACATTCATGTATGATATCGCGTATTCGCCAAAGCTCCTCCTTGCTGCCGGCCAGAACCGCCCCGTCGTCGCAGTAACGGTAGTAGAACCGTGTGCGCAGCCTGTCCTTGAGCGGGTGATCGAGAGCCACGGACAGCAGAAGGTTGCACAGCCCCTGCGAGCTTCGCAGACCGATACTGACACCTTTGGGCATCATATGTACGAACCTCTCCAGTATCGCGATCAGTTTGGCGTCCTTGAAAATGTGCCGGACACAGTCCATGATGGTCTGCTGGTCCACACTCTCGTAGAACTTGGAGATGTCAAACTTGTAGCAATAACGGGTGTCATTCGGGTGCGCCCTGAGGTCGTTCTCAATATACGTCTTCAGATCGTGCATTCCGCGCCCTTTGATGCTTGCCGAGGTGGTGCGTATGAACCGCCGTTTGAGGTGTTCGTCGACCACCGACATGACGGCATGGACGGCGATGCGGTCTTTCATCGTCAGTACTTGAATGTGCCGCTCCTTGCCGCCCTCGATGATGGTACGCTCCCGATAGCCGTTTTCGATGGTATAGCTACCATCTGCAATTTTGGCCGACAGTTCCGCGATAACTTCCTCCCGGTGCGCGAGAAGGTATCGGCCCTGCCGGGAACGCTTGCGCGTCGTACCCCGCAGAACCTGGTCGAATGACTGCGCCATATTTGGGTAGGCGACAATCTCCTCGATGATATGTCCTTCTCTTCGCATGGTAGGATGTGTTGATAATAATTTGTCAGGCTCCTTGAGCCTTCCGGTCACCGGGTCCGGGATCTTCGAGCCATACGGCCTACCAAACCCTACCCGAGCACTTGATGTTCCGGCTTTCCGCACTGGGATTATGCGCTGTTGCCGAGGCTTGCCCCTCTCGGCACCTCGATGGGGACACGTCCCCGGTGATGTACGCCGATTAATGGTTGTCCAGGCGCGACCCGACATTCGTGTTCGCATTCGAAGCATCGTTATTCGCATTCGCGTACGACACGCCGCCATTCGCATTCGCGTTGTTGTTGCCGCGATAGACCACACGGCCTATTGAGGGACACCGCCTTACAAAGTGCAAAGTTACGCATAATCCGTGTTCCGATAGGAATGTTTCAGAGCAAAAGCCATAAAACAGCAGCCATCGCTCCTCCGGCTACGGTTGAAAGCCAGTCTATCCAGTCCCACGGACATCCGTGCAGCTTGTCTTTAAGCTCAAGACAAGAACCGGCTATGATGGCCGAGTATGTGGCAGGGTAGGGGCCACAGGCGAGCAACCCTACGATAAAACCGCCTATAAGATGCTTGTAGCGGTTGGATTTTTTGAGAAATGAGATTATTTTACCCATAAACTTTTGTGTTTGAGGAATTGTTTATATCTTTGCACTAACGATTCCGTGGCTAATGACCACCGATTCGTTGCAGAAGGAGGAATGAGCGATCATTCCTCTGACTTTTTATATAGCAGCCTTAGGTGGCCATTTTCGTTTAACCATACTTCTGAGATATGGTGACCATCCTTTAACCGTTGATTTATTACGCGCTTCATGTACGCGTCAGTAAGGTCTGGTTTGTCAATGATAATTCGGTCAGATTGTTTTAGTCCGTGGTTTACCATATTAGAGAAAGCGCGTTTGGGATTGTCGGTCACAAAGCCCTCATGCTCGTACCAGTAATCGTCTATTTTTAGGTCGGGACACTTGCCGTCATAACGGGTTCCGCGTAGCGAACCGTACACACAGTCGTATTCAAACCTTGCAGGGCGAGTCATTTTGGGAGTCAGAACAACCCTTGCGCCATCGGCGGCAAAATGCCGTGCGACAGACAGCAGCCGATCATAATCCCCGTCAGCACGATCGACAAGGTGACTTATCTCGATTGTGCCTTTGCCGAGCTTTATCACTTCGCCCCGTAGCTGTTCACATTGGTGAACGAGGGCACATGCCTGGCACACCTCGTTATCCAGCACAAACGCCAGTTTGCGGCCTTTGCCGCCTTTCGCGATAGGGCAGGTCGAGCAACGGCGGATGGTATATGGATTGTAGTCCGGGACGGATTTGCCCTCCTTGCCAGCGTTGAACCGAAAGATACCTTTTGTGTCGCGCTGCAGGGCCTCATCTCCAAGGCGCATCGCCTCGTCATGGGGAGTTTCAGGATACTTTGATTTGCGCACCTGAACGACAGTGCAGCGGCAGTTCCAACCGTTCGGCGGGTAGAACTCCTCCCAGAATGAATCAGAAGGCGGCAGAGTTACACGGTCGAGTGCGGCATGCTCCGGCCGCACCTTGTCATCGCGCTGTGTACGGTATTGGAGATTGTATCGTTCGCCGTCGCGCATGAACTGCTCCCACCGGCCGGCCATCTCCGCAGATGCGGCCACGAAGTTATATTCAGCTCGGAGGTAATTGGAATTATATGTTTTGTCGATGCTTTGAACATCATTCAAAAACCGTTCGAATGGCTTTCTATTGCCGTTCTCATCGAGCAGCGACGGGAATGCCTCGTGCAGCTCATGAAAAGCCTTCATGCCGGAGAAAATGTAATTCGACCGGGTAAGGCGTCGGCGCATTGCATCAGACATCTCCACCTTATGAAAGGCCGAGTCGAGAGCTGAGGCATGAGCATTGACAAACTCCTGCACAGCCGGGTCGGCCACAAGTTCGACGCGGAACTGCGCTCCTTGCTCTTTGAAAAGCGACTTCATCATGCCGGAGAACAGCGAGGACAGACGCTTGCGCAAATCATCGCCGGGAGCGGCAAGGTTCTCTATGACCACTCCATCGAGCAAGGAGGCATAGCGTCTGTGCAGCCCCTCGTAGTCAGAGGGGCTCAGTCGAAAAAATGTTTTTTCTCCTCTTTGTCGTTATCATCTTCTTTGTCATTTTCAGCCGAGGACAGAGCCATAGGATTGCGTCGTTCACCGACCGGCATATTGTATTTGTCGGCGAAATACGACGGGTCGACCTCGTAGCGGTCGGCAATCATCGTTTCGTATGCCACCTGCTGCTCCGGCGTATAGTCAACCGCGTCATCCCACTCGAAGCGCAGCCCCTTTACAGGGAAGCCGTGCAAGACCATGATGGGGATAAGCTGATTGTTTATGATGTCGCGCAGGAAGTCGCGGTCAGACTCCACAAGATTCATGAACACCTCGAGGTGGGTCTGCGACTGTGAGAGCGACGAGCCGTCCTCGATGGTCATGGTCTGGCCTATCACCAGTTTTGACAATTCAGAGTTGGCGCGGTCGATTCGCTTGTCGTAGACGTTGAAGGCGTCCCCCTTGCCGGATTCCACGAACTGAATCTCCGTTTCCATGCCGGCAACCATGCCCTGATTGGCTCCGCCGTTGTAGATCATGTCCTGCAGACGCTTGAACTCATTCGGGTCGCGGGTCGATGTGCGGGCTATTCGCCACGGCATGCCGAATATTTCCGCGAAACAATCCCAAAACGTCATCGCGTGCTTTTTGGGGATGGTATGGAGTGCGGCCTTCAGCAGCAATCCGAGGTCATCCGGGCGCCCGGCCTCGATAAGCCAGTCGCGCCAGGGACGCTCCCGGAACTCGATGCCGGTTTCCCAGTTCATGCCCACGCGCTGCACCACTCGGCCCTTTTCAGGAATCACGTGCTTGCGGGGTATGAGCGACACGCCGGAGAAAGCCGGGTGGCCGTCGCCGTCGGTAATGACATCGCCAAGTTCGATGAGCGAGTGGCCGTACCATATCGACTCCAGACAGAGCCGGCACAAGTCCTTGAACCAGGACTGGTCGAACAGGTGCCCTGCGGCATCGTCCTGGTCGCCGTTCTCATTGACGAGTTTGAACGAGCGTGACATAACGAACCCCACGCGCTGCTGTATGCAGCCCGAAAGATGCGAGTCGGTCATGGCGTCGCGGTAGATGTCGTACAGCTTCTGTCGGGACGGGTGGCGCGGATCAATCGCGCTCTGCCACGCCCGGCGCCAGTCCTCGATGTCATTCTTTGAGAAAAACTCCGCATAGCGGTGCAGCTCCAGGATAACGGAGGTCTGCTTTTGTATCCTGCTTTTGGCATCCTTCTGCGCCCGGCTGAGTTTCGGTCTGTTCTGTCTGCGGCCCATAATCACCAGTCGTGTCTAAGTTTGGGAAATGAATAATAGGAGGTGCCGAAGCCGGGGCAGTCGTCATCAGATCCGGCAAGAGGAAGGTCGGGGACGATTTTGCCTGCCTGTACGCCCTCGAGCCATTTTATAGCGCGCTCATATCGCTCCTTGCGGATTTCGCTACCCATCTTCTGCGGCTGCGAAGCTGTGAGGTGATAAAGCACAATGTCGGCGGTGTACATCACTATAAGCCGGTTGCGGTCGTTGCCTGTTGCGGCGAAAATGGCCGCGGTGTCATATACCGGGCGGAGATAGCCTGATATTTCCTCAATGGCCTCTGCCTCGGCATTGGCTATATTTTCAGGTGATGACTGCGACACGACTTTCAAGGCCGCATCACCAATCACCACTTTGTAATCTTCGGTATCTATAAACATATTACCACATATTTTTAGGCGAGCGACGGGGAATCGCCACCGGTTTGAAAACTTCCTGACGAGTGCTGCGCTGCAGATACCAGATAGCACCCTCGTCGGCATCCGGTGCGTCATCATGCACGCGGGAGCCTCGCTCAAGAGCCAGGGTCTGCTCGATGCCGACCTCCATGTCAGGGGACTCTTTCAGAGCCTCGTTGTAAAATACGAAACCACGCTCCCACAGCGGCGACACCGCTTCGATGCGCTGCACCTTTTCCGGCTTCTTTCTGGTGTCCGGCAGTATGGGCAACTGGTACCCGCGGATATTTCCCTCGGCGGCGAACTCGTCGAGGATGATGTCCTGCATGAAATTGGCCTCCATGAAGAAGGATATTGCCACACGGTCACGTGTGCGCTCATAGAGGTCATAGAGCCAGCGTACCATTCCGGACACTGTGTCCTGGCGGACGTAGCAGTCAATGAGGTGCAGTTCTGTCCCGATCTTGCCCCACAGTCGGCAAGCCTTGTAGTCGTTTGCCGTTGTCGATTTGAACGACGGGTCGGTATAACACACGAGCATCTCGTACTTTTCGAGTTTCGGCATACGCTTGAAGCGTATCCACTCATGCCGGAATATGGAGCCGTCATTGATGGGATTGTGCATCATCTCCTTTTCCCAAGCACGGTATC